CTATATCTAAGCTTTATTAAAAACGGTATAACTTATAAAGCAAAATATTCAGGGTATAATGATGAGTCTACTGAAAAGTTTACACGACAGGCTGACATTGATGCCGTTATAAGTAATTGTAAAAACGGAAATTATATAATAGAAGATATTAAAACAGTTAAACGTCATGAATCTCCTAAGCCACCTTTTTGTACTGCGGCGTTTCAACAGGAGGCTGCTAATAAACTGGGACTAAAAGTCAAAGATGCGATGAGTTGTGTACAAAAACTTTTCGAGGGAATTAAAGTTAACAGCGAGCATATAGGTTTAGTTACTTATTTGCGTACAGATTCAACAGAACTTGCACCCGAATTTATTCCTGAGCTGAAAGACTTTATAAAAAATACTTACGGCTCTGATAAATATGTAAACCCGAGAAAAGCAAAACAAAAGGATACGGACCAAAATGGGCATGAAGCACTCAGAATAACTGACCCTACTATGACTCCTGAAAAACTATCAGAGCTAATCAACAATGAGTTACTTGTTAGAGTGTATAAGCTAATTTGGCAACGAACAATTGCCTCAGCAATGCCTGATGCTGTGATTTCCGAAACTATCTATACTATAGATAATAACGGGCATAAATTTACACTAAGTCAAAAAGAACTACTGAGTGCCGGATATAAGGCTGTGTATGAGTTCGAAGACGGTCAAGTATTTGGAAACAGCCAGACTTTTGACAGTGGTGAAGTGCTAAAGAAGGCAGAGCTAGAGTCTGAAATGCTTTTCACAAAGCCTAAGAGTAGATTTACTGAAGCTAGTCTTGTAAAAGAACTTCAACAAAGATCAATAGGGAGACCATCTACGTACTCGACTATAGTAGAAACAGTACTAAGTCCTACTCGCGGATATGCAAAGTTAGAGGAAAAGCACATTGTACCTACTGACCGCGGCATGCAGTTAGCAGACTACTGCAATAGGTCTTTTCCAACTTTAATAAATTTAAACTATACTAAAGAAATGGAAGAGTCCTTAGATAAAATCGCCACTGGAAAGATTTCTTGGTTAGACTATATGGAGAGTTTCTATCAAAACCTAAAGGAAATTGTCGATAACACAAACGAGACAGGCCTTGCGACAGACATGCCAGAAAAAGAATGTCCATTGTGTAGTAAGCCTATGGTAATCAGAAGAAGCCGTTTTGGAAAGCTTTTCTATGGCTGCTCAGGGTTCCCGCGCTGCCGGTCAGTTATTAGTATAGATTGATAAAAATTTTTATTAAAAAAGTATTTTAATTGCTAAATTATTTGATATAATAAATATATACAAAGGAGAGTTATTATACATGGCTCGTATTTTTACTACACCTGAGGCCGAAGCTACTGCGAAAGTATTTATGCATGACGTCGCAGTCGCAGGAGGCCTAAATACAAACAATCTGCATACTAATGCGCCGTGGTATTTATCTGATAGTCGCTACGTATCAGCTGCACAGACTATTTGTGATGAACTTATTAAAAGAGACTTTACTGATATCAATAAAGCTATCGCTTCCATCTCCAGGTTTCAATTTTACCCAAATTATGACGGCAGCGGTAGACATAAGACTCTTAAGCCAGAAATTATAGCAAAAGCTATTGTCTATATGGCAGAACGTCTAGGTTTATACTGGGATGATACCATCAGAACACCTTACGAAATAGATGAATTTAAGAAGACACTTTTAGGTACAGCTGTCTATACGTATAGTAGATACATCTCAGCTATTAAAGACAAAACTACTAAGACTCGTACAGCAACAAATGCTGGTACACCGAAAGTTGCTTCTTCTGCACCCCAAAATGGCTATAAATCATCTGGTCCTCAATCAGGCAATGTAAGAGGTCTTATAGGAAATCCTGGTGATAAGGTATTTGCAGATGGACCGGTATCATATAAAATTGAAGGCGATAAAGTTAAATCAAATACTCCTAGAGTGTTTATTAAACCTCTGACGGCTTCTGGTGCTAACGGGAATAACTCTAATAAGATTTACATTAGTAGTGGTAACGGTTATACTGACTGTACATGCTATTTTGATGACCCTAATGACGCACAGAGTTTCTTGGATAAGGTTCTTACTGATTTACAGAAGATTATCCAAGATAAACGCGCTACTACCGATGTCGCTAACTTGCACGTAGCTAAAGTAAAGTCTGACTCTAATGGGTATTTCTTAGTAAACACTGAGTATGGTCCTTGTGCTGTTAGTGCTAAAACTTTAAATGAAGCAATGACTGAAGCACTTAAAGAAGCGGAACCTTCAGGTTGGGAAAAAGCTACAGAAAGATATACTACAGAAGAACTTGAAGAGCTGCATACTTGGATGCGTAAAGATTAATTTGGAGGATAAATACCAATGAAAATAAAGAAACAACTTATTACTGAAAGTAATCTCACAAAAGAAATTAAACAGCTTGAAGAGGCTGCTGATGAAACTGAAGCTGCTGCAGAAGAAATTCCAGAAGAAGATCTGATCGTTGATGATGTATTAAGTGCGTCTACGGCAGAAATTGCTGACGCTGTACAAGCAGCTGCGGAGGAAGCTTCTGATGGAAAAGAAACATATTCTGATAAAAACGCAGAAGCTATCGCAAACGAGCTTAAAACTTATGCAAGTGGTTTTGATGCTGCAGCTTGGGCGCCTCTCGACGTACCAAGTGAGCTTACTGACAAGCTAGATGACTGCCTTGCTAATGCTCTAGTAGCTCAGGCCTCAGGAACTAGGGATGGCGTAGACCTTCTTGTATGCGGACTTCCAGGTTCTGGTAAAACAGGTATTACTAAACAGTGGGCAGAAGATAGGGGCGTTAAGTTATTCTATTTAAATGCTAAGAATGACGACCTTGGCGCTATCCTTAATGGTTTCCCTGTTGATACAACAGAAGAAGATGAAGAAGGCAATAAGGTACATAAAGTAATAAGATCTTACTCTAATGCGCTAGACCCTTTAAAACAGCCTAGGTCTGTTCTGTTTCTAGACGAATTTAATAGAGCAGCACCAAAGCTACGTGCGACTTTATTAACACTTATTAACGAACACGAAATTGAAGGTCCTGGTAAAAAAGGAATATATCGTTTTGACAACTTACTTTTCACCATAGCTTGTATTAACCCTTCCGTACCTACTGACCCAGGTGCTATGGATCTAAATGATGCAGAAATGTCTCGTTTCGTTGATAAGCTAGACTGGGATTCAAAAGTTGATGATGCACTAAGGTATCTCGAATTCCATATAAAAAAGATACTTGCTAGACACGATTCAAGCGATGCTAACTATGCATTCTTCTATGTACGTTATAATAAAATTCTAAATCTTGCCCGTGCACTTTTAACTGACTATCGTTTTGAGTTTGACTCTCGTGATGACTTGCTAGATCTGTTTAATGATAAAGCAACAATGCTTAACCAGCGTGCTATTACTGACGCGCTCATGTCTCACGGTTATGATAAACAAAAATTCCTTAATTGGGTTGACAAGTACTCCAAGTTCCTAGAAAAAAACAAACAGATGATTCACGAGATACTTGATACTTGGGTTGAATTAGACGTAAAAGCGCCTACAGCTGGTGGAAATACAGCTACGGATACAGAAGAGCCTGAAAGCGCTTCTACTGGACAGGCGGCGGCTACAGATGAAACTGATTTTGATAGTGTATTTGGTTCTGACGGAGAAGAAACTGACTCCGACCTATTTGGCACATCAACGTCAGCTGCAGGAAGTGCCGCAAAAGTAAGTGCGGCCGACGCCTTAGCTCGTATTAAAGGTTTTGACTTCAGTCTTTAATTTTTAATATAAAGGAGATTTATATTATGCAAATAAATAGAGCATTACTTGAATCTTCTGATATTACTAGACACTTTATGACCGACAGAGAGCGAAAAGTTAAAAAAGCTCTCTGTCAGCTTTTAATAGACAAAGGTCATAGAAAGTATGCAGAACGATTTTGGAAATTAGATTTTAATATTATTGACTCAAAGAAACATCCTGACTTTACTGCTGCGATCTCTTTTGACGAGGCGACAGTATTTATAAGTGATGGCTTCTTGGGCAGTGGTCAAGGTATATTTAATCAGCTTGATGTGCTATTACGTCATGAAATGGCACACAATCTTATGATGCACCAAATTAGAATGATGCATGTATTTAAAAAACTTCACGCACATGACCCAGAAGAAGCATATGAGCACATTAGGTATAGTGCAAGCTTACACAATATTTTAAATATTATCGAAGATTTTGAAATTTCTAATAAGCGTTATTCTTCTGAAGATAAAAAGATTGTAAGAACAATGCAGTTAAATGGTAGAGTAATCGGCGGGCTCGTAACTGAAGACCACCGAGGCTGGGATAAACTACCTTTGGAAGCCATGTATGACGAGCTTTCTAAAGACTTAATTAGAATTAATAGTGAAATTAGAAGTGACCCTTACTGGCAGCCAAAGTCTAGAATAGAGAATAATCAACGTGTATATGACCCTATTGAAATGACCGGTAGCGGCGCAGTTGAAGAAACTAGAGTTATATCAATATATAAAAATGCAATGAGGCCTTCCAGCATTAAAGCACCATTAGACATTTTTATAAAGTCAAAAACTTTTGATAAATGGGCAAAAATATATAAAAAGCTCGTAACTACTCTATATGATAGATTAAAAGACCTAACTTCTGATGCTGAAAAAGCACTACTATTAGATATTGTAAATGAGATTTCTGTAACAAGCCCTAATGAAAAATTTGATGTGCTACATCCAGTTGACGGCGATGTGGTCTGCATTTTATACACACCTGAGGATAAAATGATTGCAAACGACGTATTAAAAAATCTGGCTGGCAATATTAATTACGATCCTATGAAGTTTAAGGTAAAGAGAAAGATAAATACTCAGGAGTATAAAGATACTTGGAACAAGGTAGTTGCAGAACTAGACTCTAAGAAATTTGATAATGAAACCTTGAAGCAACTACGTGATGCTATTGAGTCAATGTAAGTAATAAGAAAGGCGAGTTAAATTATATGGAAATTAATGATATATTAAGTAAACTTGGTCTTGATTTATCTAATCCAGAAGTGCGAAAAGGCGCAATAGAAGCAATAGATGCAATTCTTACTTCTAGGACACCGGTTACTGCAGGAGACCTTGGAGGAGGTGGAGGTGGTGAACAGGATGTTGAACTTGACCCAGACCTGCTACAGCCTTCAGTAAAGCAAGCGCCTTCAGATGTTGATGACAGTGATATAGAAATTGAAGACGAAGAAAAGATTTTAGACCAGATAAAACACAATGATTCGGAAGATCCAATTGAGAATACAAACTCAGATGGAGATAACTCTGAGTCTGATGATGAATCGGACGACAATAATCAGAGTTCAGATGACACTAGCAGCACAGATGATTCTGACAAAGATGCCAAGCAGCCAGATAAAGATAAAGCCAGTGACAGCAAGCCCAAGGACTCTGAAGATGAAAATGATGAGCTTAAAAACTCAACAGAAGATGAAGAAGCTACTTCTACAGCTAAAGCATCGGATGATGAAGATGAAGCAGATGAGGACGACGATACAGAAGATTTTGATAATGATGATGAAAATGATGAGTCTGATGATACTACCGATGAGGCTGGAAGTGACCAAGAGAACTTTGAAGACGACGAAGACGGTGATTTCGAAGAAGTAGACACTGGTGATATTAAGTCTGACGATGATGATGAAGATGCTGATAAAGAATTTGACGACTTTGAAGACGAAGACGAAGATGAAAACGAAGATGAAGAGGATGAAGAATCTGAAAATGATTTTGAAGACTTTGATTTCGATGAAGATGACTTAATAGATGATGAGCTTAAAAACTCAACAGAAGATGAAGAAATAAAAACAAAGCACGATGCTCGTAAAATAAAACGTGAACGCACTCTTGCGGCAGCTAAGGCAGCATTAACAACCGCGCAAACAAACAAGGTTGCACCAGCCTTAATACGAGAACTTGAAAAGGCTATTGAGGCGCTTGAGGCACTAACGGAGGCGGTGACTAAAAGTCTAAAAGATATTTCTGATGAAGAATTTAACCTTTTAGTAAATCGAGTATTTGATGCTATCGATGCATGTGGTGGCGGTGGTCTAACCTTTACGTCTGAGGAAGAAAGAGAAGCACAAGTAAAAGAAATCAAAGATGACCTATCTAAGGCAGAAACGCAGAATGAACTTTCTGCTGAAGACGTTGCTAAAATACGTGCAGAAACTCAAGCGGTCAAGGCCAGAGAAAAAGAGGCTGCTAAGTACTCTCCTCGCGGCAGAGATACATTTAAAGGCTTCCAAGAGTTTTTAAGTAGCTTATATAGAGCAATAGCGCTGCAAGTATCTGCAGAAGAAACTCGTGACGACTCCTGGTCTGCTATTAGCCGTAGAAATAGCGGTGCTGGTGTATTACGACAGGGTCAAAAAGTTAATGAGCTACCAAATAAAAAAATACCGATTATCGATTTCTATTTTGATCAATCAACTTCTTGGAATGCAAATGATATCAAGGTTGGAATGAAAGCAGTTAGTCAATTAGCGGACATGGAAGAAAAAGGACAAATTAAACTTAACATCTTTTATTTTGCGGATGAAGTGTCAGAAACTCCGATTCGTGGTGGCACATCTGGCTGGAATGAAATTGTTAAAAATGTTGTTGCTACTCAAGCAACAAATGTTGTTGTTATGACTGACTCTGATATGCAAAATTGGTGGGTTGGACCAAAACCATTATCCTACACTGTTCCTGGCTATGTATGGTATCTCTGGAAAGATGGCGAAAATGCACCTAGACTTCCTCGAGACCTTAAGGGACGCGGTGGTGTGCAGCAATTCTCTTTCAATATCAATGATATCTAAACAAAGTAATGAAAGGCTATTAAATGAATTACGAATTAAAAGATAAAATAAATGTAACGCAAGAGTTTGTAAGCGAACTAGAAAAGAAGAGCTGGCAAGAAATTGAACATCTTCAAGCTCAAATAGCTAACTTAGCAGAAGGCCGTGTGAATGATAAATTGCGGCAGCTTTTCAATAATCTGCTTACTAGCTATTATGTATTTACTGGTGGATTAGAAAACCTCAGTAGTGAAAAAGCATTTGCAAAGGTTTCAAGCTTTGAAGACAAAGTTTGTGTAGAAAAAGAGCTCATTACTACTAAGCCTGCTCAATCAGAAATAAAAGCCGAACTTTGCACTGATAATGACTTATTAGAGCCGCTCAGTGTCAAAGAGGCAGAACAAGCAGAAATTGAGCCTTTTGAATATTTTGTAGACTTTGACGAGCCTATAGGTGACCCGATTTCTGACGAAGACCTTTATGGTAATTAATTTAAAGAAGCACTCTAAAATTTAGGGTGCTTCTACTTTATTTGCTAAATTATATAGCGGCTGCGGCGGCGGACTTAGCCTTTCACCGTTGTCGTGGTCGCTTTTCTTTTAAATACTTTTCAGAAGGAGACTACTTCTAATGATTATAAATAAACCGGCTTTAATAGAAGCTAAAAGAAAAAAGCGTAAAAAGAAGCTACCGTATAGTTCTCTCAGTTATACTACCGGAGATATTGGATTAAATATCGATAGGTTTAATCAAGCGATGGGCACCGACTTTGGCCAAGGTAGTACCGACAGTGGAGCTAATACAGGAGCTTCTGAAGGTGGAGCCCTCTGTGAAGCTAAGAGATATGTGCGTAGGTATTACATTCGCCCGCAAAACCTATTCTGTAGTAATAAGGCTGAAATAATTAAAGCTCTTATTGAAATCGGTAACGCAAACTGCTCAGTATATACTCTTAATAACCTTGGAGATGATAAAGATGTTTCTAAGCTTATGAATAGCGATATCATCTATTACTACGATGATGGAATTCTTTATGACAAAAATAAGGTAAAAGTAATGGACTATGACCTTTCTATTAAAAAGGAAGAAGATCGTAAACATTTTGCAAATGTAGATAAAGCGTCCGATAAAGAATTTAAGGCAGAGTATGAAGACCGTATGACTGATGCTACAGAACTTGAAGAAGCTTTTAATTTAGACTTTGACGACTACAATGTTTTCGGTGAAAAATTGACTGAAGCTAAAGAAAATTTTTGCTGCATCTGTGGTGAGCCTATTGAAGATTATGGAAATAATCCTGAGCCGTATATGTCGTCTGATAAAGGACGTTGTTGCTCTGGGTGTCATTTAAAATTCGTACTACCTATTTCGGAGGTGTGATATGGCAACGCCTGTAATAACTGATCCAAGGCAAGTAATGCCGACCGCAGAAGATTTCAAAAGAATACTAAAATCTAAAATACTTTATGAAGCAGCACAAAAGCTTCCAACTAAAGATTCTTGGAATAAAGCACATTTTAATGATACTCCTTGGGGAATTTCTTATAATGTAAGTATTGGTAAATATAATAAGTCTATGGCTTCCTATAATAAGGTTAGGAGAAAAGGTGCAGTACCATTACCTAAGCTAGATATCGCCCTAAAATATCTTATAGTGGCCATCGCAATCGATTGGCAGGAGCTTATTGACCAGCTAAAGCGCGCAGTAAAAAATTGGGGCTACACCACTAATGACTTGAAAAACGTTGCAAAGAACGTATGGAACGCGCCCGGCAATGCAGAGGAAATTGCAAAAATATGTGGAAGCGTTGTAGTCGACCCGCTAGAAGAACATCTCTCATTAGATCATCTCACGGAAGCTATCGAAAAACACGACTCTTTAAATAGCAAACTCTTTACAAAAGATGAGGTGCTTAAAGATAAAGTTCGTGATAAGATGCTCGAAATTGTAAATACCTTTTTGGCTGACCTTAAAGAACAAGATATCAAAATAAAAGTTGATGATGTTTTATTTATCGGTTCAAATGCTAGCTATAATTATACAAAAGATAGCGATATAGACCTTCATATTGTAGCTAATACTAAATCGGTAGATTACCCAGCTGAACTCGGAAATGCTCTTTATAGTGCCTACAGAAGTATCTTTAATAAAAACTTAGATATAACTATCTATGATATTCCTCTCGAACTTTTTGTTGAAATCGAAGATAGCGCTCGAGTAAGTAACGGCGTTTATTCAGTAAAGAAAAATAAATGGGTCAAGAAGCCTGTTCAAGAAGATATTCCTGAGTATGATAAAGAAGCTCTTGACAAACTCGTTGATGAGTGGGAAGAAAAATGCAAAAAGCTTATTGACGACATAAAAGCTGACAAGCTCGACGATGAGACAGAAGTAGTTAAGATGCTTGAAGATATCTATGAGAAGCTCCGCAAAAAAGGTGTTGCTAAGGGTGAGTATGCTATTGAAAACTTGGCCTTTAAAGAACTGCGTAATAAAGGTTACTTAGACCAACTTAAGGATTATAGAAATGAGCTTACTTCCAAGAGACTTTCTCTCGAAGAAAAGCTAGACAGACAAACTCGTGTCGATATTTATAATCAGCTGACGAGAGCTGCCGGTACTCAGCCTATTATTCAAGATAATGGAATGTTCTTTATATACAACTTAAAATCATCTGATGTTAATAGAGTACTTAGTATTATTCGAAATCTTCCTTTCGTGGCTGATGCTCAAGCAAACGAAAACGGTAAATATGACTTTTCTAATACCCTTGAGCTCGCTATGAACAAGATGCCAACTAAATACTACAATATTCGCGGTATGATTAACTATCAAAATAACTAAGGTGTTCTTCTTGAGCACCTTTTCTTTTTGTCCTAAAATAATTTGCTAAATTATACAGTAATTCATTTGAAAGGATATAAAGTAATGAAAAGACAAACACTACAAGAGCAATGTCTAACTGAATTACTTAAGCTAGACGAGGCTACGCGTACTCAGCTGGTGGCACAGTCTAGAAATGCTGGAGTATATAAAGATCAATCTAGAGGCAAAACGAGATTCGAGCGTAAAAAATATTCCAAAATTGCTAATCAAGTAAAGAGTTTTAACCAGATTGACATGAATAAGCTCTTTAAACAAGATATTTTATTAGTAAATATTCCGGTAGTCGGAGAAACTGATGAGTACACAGTTACAATCAAACTCGAGAGCGTCATAGCTGAGATACAGAAGAATATAAAAAATAACGGTAATAAATTCGAATATCGAACAGTACTTCAGTCGCTTACCAAGGTATTTAATACTACTGACGTCTATACAAAATGTCAATGCCCTGACTTCAAATATCGCTTCGCGCACTGGAACATTATAAAAAATGTTTCTGTAGACGACTCTGCTAGCGACCCTGGGCCAGGAAAAGGGATAGCTAACCCTAACGATGATAAAGGAAGAGGCTGTAAACATTTACTTTTAACGCTAGCCAATGGCGAGTGGATGATGAAGGTAAGTTCAGTAATAGTTAACTACTGTCATTTCCTATCCGAGAAAAAACCAGACGCGTTTTTGAAACTGGTATTCCCCAAACTCTATGGAGTTCCTGCTGACGAAGCTGACCAAAACGGAATTGTTGAAGATAATGAAGACCTAGAGACTGGTAAAGACTTAATTGATATTATTAATGACTGGGCCAAGAAAAGAGGACACTTCAAGAAGGGAAGTAATATTAACCCCGTATATGCAGATAAGCTTTCTAAAGAGCAGGAAAAGAAAGCTAAAGAAGAACAGGAAAAAACGAAGGCTGAAGAACCTACTGAAGAGAAAGAGACTTCGGAAGAACCTGATACAAATAAAAACGAAACTGAAGAAGAAATGGAGAATCAAAGATCATGACAAAGCATTTTTCTGATGCTCTTTTTGAAGGCATCTGGGACTATCAAACCTGGACACGTACTGGCCCTAGAAATAAACCTATTTATACACTTACTTATGGACAAAATACTGTTGCTAAGTACGATAAAAATACTTTCGACTTTGCACTCTGTGCGGATTGGGAAAGGCATATTGATAAGCTACTAGAGTGGCTTAGTCAATACTATCCTGGATTCTTTATTCGCCGTGAGTCTCCCAGCTCAGCGTCATATGAAAGATTTTATCCGACAAGAGAAGAAGCTGTAAAGTACATTAAAAACAAAAATATAAACATTATTTAAAAACTGTATAATATATAGTAAGGAGATTTCGACTTGATGATGTCAAACGAACTAAATTTAGAACAACTAAATAATCTGTCTCCTGAAGAACGCGCGCTAGCTCTAGAAATTCTAAAAGAGTATTCTCAAGAAGGCTACTCAAGCCTTTTAGAAGACTTAAAATACTCGGACTACGAAGAGATTCCTGTAGATATTATGACATTTATTTCAGAAGAAAGATATCTCGGTAGAGGCCTTTATATCGTAGACGACTTTACTGGAGAGAGAAAATGCACAGTCTTTCCGTATTGGATAGAGAAGCTAAAAGAAATATTTCCTGATAACATAACAACTCGATATAATACAGTAATACTTACGGGCTCTATTGGTCTTGGTAAATCTTTTATTGCAGTTATCTGTCAACTCTATTTACTATACCGAATGATGTGCTTAAAAGACCCTTATACATTTTTTGGGCTTCAGCCCATAGACAAGATAACGTTCTCCATGTTGAACGTAACCATAGAAGCTGCTCAAGGCGTCGGCTGGGACAAGATGCAGCAACTCCTCCAAAGCTCTGATTGGTTCATGGAACGTGGTAATATGAATGCCAGTAGAACAAATCCGCAATGGCAGCCGCCAAAAGGAATTGAACTAGTATTCGGTTCTAGTAATAGACACGTAGTTGGTCGTGCGCTATTTTCTAACTTCAGTGATGAAGTTAACTTCGGAGTTAGCAATAATGTAGAGAAGCAGAAAGCTAAGCTTAAGAAAATGATTTCTCAGATTGACGCCCGTATGATTTCTCGTTTTGGTAAAGGTACATACCTTCCCACGATGAATATAATTGCGTCTTCTAAAGATTCTGAGCAGGCTTTCTTGGAATCTTACATAGAGACAAAACGACAAAATGAAAGTAAAACTACTCTTATTGTAGACGAGCCTCAGTGGGTAATTAGAAATGACAAAGGTACGCCAGATGATCCTGGAAGTTTCTATGTTGCTGTCGGAAACAAGTTCCTGGCTCACGAACTCCTACCTGTAGATGCTACAGAAGAAGAGGTAAATGCTTACAGAGAAAAAGGCTACTTCATGTTAAAAGTTCCTCCTATTTACAGAGAAGCTTTCGAAGATAATATGGACCTTGCTCTTACAGATAACGCCGGTATTTCTACTTCTAGTTCTACTAAATATATTTCTGGTGTTAGACTAAATCAAATTAAACTAGACACCTATAAAAATCCATTCGTAAAAGATGTTATCGAAGTCGGTAATAGCCCGGAAGATGTGGTACAATACGCTAACTTCTTTGACTTAACACGAGTCAATCAAAGAGACTTAGTAAGACCTTTATTTATCCATCTTGATATGTCACTCTCCGGAGACAAAACCGGTATTGCAGGCGTGTGGATAACGGGCAAAAGACCGCAAAAGGTTGGAGAAGAGCCGAGTAAAGAACTTGAGTTTAAGCTGGCTTTCTCAGTATCCGTTAAAGCTCCTAAAGGATTCCAGGTAAGTTTTGAAAAGAATAGAAACTTTATACGCTGGCTACGAGATAGGGGCTTTGCAATAAAAGGAGTATCAAGCGACACTTACCAGTCTGCTCAAATTCAACAGCAATTAAAAGCAGATGGTTTTAATACAAAGATACTTTCAGTGGATAGAGTTGATAGCACAACCAAACTTTGCCAACCTTATGCATTCTTTAAGTCAGCTATTTATGAGCGACACATTCAAATGTATAAAGATTGTCAGCTGTTAACAGAAGAGCTCGTAAGTTTAGAAAGACTTTCTGACGGACACATTGACCACCCGCAAAATGGAAGCAAAGACCAAGCCGACGCAGTATGTGGTTCACTCTATTTAGCGAGTGAGTTTGCAGAAGAGTATTCCTATGACTACGGCGAAAATCTTGAGACTTCTTTAGATGTCAATGTAGAAAGCTCTGATGAGTACAGAAAGCATCAAATGATAGCTGAATTCCAAGAGGAACTTACTAAAATTTATTTTGATATGGCAGCTGCTGACGAAGCAATAGATTATAAGAAAAAACAAGAATACGAAATGTACCAAAATATAATGGACGGTATAATCATTTTATGAAGGAGACCATAGATTATGGCTGAGACTGAAAATAAAAATAAAACATCACATCCACTGGTCGGTAGTCAAACGCAGCCAGTTACACTAAATAATACTACTACTTTGGACATTGATGTTAAAAATACGCTAGCAGATAATATCATAGAGGCAAGCCTAACTAGCAAATTAGATATGGCTGCTATTGAAAACTTTACTAATATTTCTAATTCCCGTGACCAGATATATCAAATGATTGACACCATGGCACAAGACTCCTCTGTGGCAGCGATTCTAAGAACTTACACTGAGGATGTGTGTGAGCCGGCAGATAACGGACACGTTATTTGGTGCGAATCGAATGATCCAAAAATTAGTAAATTTGTTAACTATCTCTTAAATACTATGAATGCTGATAAGAATATGTACGGTTGGACATATGAGCTAATCAAGTACGGAGATGTATATTTGCGTCTTTTCAGAGAATCTGACTACGAAGATACTTTGTTTAAGCCAGCAAGTATTGACCAAGCTTACTCTGCTAGAAACACTCTTAATGAGGATTTCAAAGAAAAACTGGATGAAGCCGTTAAGCT